GTGGTAACCACTGGAACATTAAACACTTCAGTATTTGATGCTGGTAGTTTTGCTTTGACTATTACACTACTTGTCAATGTGGCACGATCAGCACGTACTATGATTGATTCTGTTAATTTGTTTACTGTGATAGTATTTCTATCACTGCGTAATACTTCAATCTGTTTTGGTAAATTAAAAACATCAAACGCATATGAATCATATGGTACAGATTTAATAATTTCAATTTGTTTGTTTAATGAAGAAAGTCCTATAGGTAAAGAAAATACTTCAAAATCCTCAACCGAAGGCGTCATTTTGACAATTAAACTATTTGTCAATGTGACACGATCACCGCGTACCACAATGGCTTCTGTTAATTTGTTAATAGTAATAACAGTGCTATCGCCTTTTACCTTTTCAAATTGTTTTGGTAATGTGGTAACACCTGGAGCAAAAAACACACTGCCAACGCTTGGATATTTTAATTTTGTAACAATACCGTTCTTAATCAAAGATGAGAAATCAGAACGTATAACTGTTGATTCAGATAACTTATCTAATTTTATTTTGGTTGTATCAGCACGTACAACTGTTGATTTAGTTAGTAAAGGAACAATAGTTAGAGGAGAGAATACTTCTGTATTGATAAATGGTTTTTGTTTAGCAATTATACTAGTTTTTAATATTGTATTGTCAGCACGTACAACAACGGCTTCTGTTAATTTGTTTACTGTGATAGTATTTTTATCACTGCGTAATACTTCAATTTGTTTTGGTAAAACATTTACAGAGATTGTTGGTGTAACACTACGAACAACTTCTATCTGTTTGTTCAATAATGTGGTACTTGTATTAATTGAAAATACCTGTGTTCCAAGTACAGCATTATTGACTGCTTGTGCTCTATTTTCTCTAATATAAGGTGATAAATTAAAGTAATATAAATTTTCCCTTGGTAATTGTGGAGCGGTAGTTAACGAAACATTACTTTGTAGATATACTGGCGCACTTGTTTCAATAACAAGATTTGTTGATGGTAATGTCCAGCTAGGACGGGCAATAGAAATACTATTGTTTCCAACGGCCACCACAGTAGCATAATAAACTATTTGATTATTGTAATTAAATTTAACTGTAGATCCTACTGTAAATGGATTATAGACGTTGTTTGGGTTTTGACTAGAATTTAAATTTACTAAATTAAAATAAAATGTTATTGTGCTAGCAGGTGCTGATTTAATTATTAAAAAATCTGATGTAAGTCCATAACCCAAATAGTTAACAATTTCATTTGTAGAAGTTGTGACAACAGAAGCACTCTGTGTAACCACCTGATATCTAAAATCACCAGGATTTATACTTTGTGAGAAAACTTCAAGTTTGTTTGTTGAAGTAAATGATATACGATCACCGCGTACTACAATCGCTTCTGTTAATTTAGAAATTGTTGGCGTAAAAAAAACTTCACTCCAGATGATTGGAAATTTAAGAGTGTTAACTTTTCCAGTTAACCCAGTAATATTGATTTTAAATGTATTTTCACGTACTACAATTGCTTCATTTAATTTACTTAATGTTATTGGAGTAGTTATTCCACGTATTACTTCAATTTGTTTTGATAATACATTTACAGAGATTGTTGGTGTAACGGCACGAACAACAATTGATTTATTTAATTTGTTAACTGTAGGAGTAAAAAATACTTCAGTATTAGATGCTGGTATTTTTGTTTTGACTATTAAACTACTGGTTAGTGTTGTACGATCAGCACGAACTACAACGGCTTCTGTTAATTTACTAACAGAAATTGTAGGTGTAACCCCACGAACAACTTCTATCTGTTTTGGTAATACATTTAGAGAGATTATTGGTATAACAGCTCGAACAACTTCAATTTGTTTGTTCAACAATGTAGTACTTGTATTAATTGAAAATACTTGTGTTCCAAGTACAGCATTATTAACTGCTTGTGCTCTATTTTCTCTAATATAAGGTGATATGTTAGAGTAGTATAAATTTTCTCTAGGTGTTTGTGGCTGACTGGTTACTTTTACATTATTTTGTAGATATACTGGCGCATCTGTTTCAATAACAAGATTTGTTGATGGTAATGTCCAATTAGGTTGAGAAATAGAAATACTGTTGGCCCCAACTGCTACTACTGTAGCGTAGTAAATTGCCTGTCCATTATTGTAATTAAATTTAACTGTAGATCCTACTGTAAATGGATTATAGACGTTGTTTGGGTTTTGACTAGAATTTAAGTTTATTAAATTAAAATAAAATGTTATTGTGCTAGCAGGAACAGATTTAATTATTAAAAAATCTGATGTAAGTCCATAACCCAAATAGTTAACAATTTCATTTGTAGAAGTTGTGACAACAGAAGCACTCTGTGTAACCACCTGATATCTAAAATCACCAGGATTTATACTCTGTGGGAAAAATTCAAGTTTGTTTGGTAATGTAATAGAAGTTCTATCAGCTCGAACAACAATTGATTTATTTAATTTGTTAACAGCTGGTGTAAAAAATACTTCAGTATTTGATGCTGGTATTTTTGTTTTGACTATTAAACTACTGGTTAGTGTTGTACGATCAGCACGAACTACAACGGCTTCTGTTAATTTGTTTACTGTGATAGTATTTTTATCACTACGTAATACTTCAATTTGTTTTGGTAAAACATTTACAGAGATTGTTGGTGTAACAGCTCGAACAACAATTGATTCATTTAATTTGTTAACTGTAGGAGTAAAAAATACTTCAGTATTAGATGCTGGTATTTTTGTTCTGACTATTAAATTACTTGTTAGTGTTGTACGATCGGTACGTAATATTTCTATTTGCTTCTGTAATGTAGCAACTGTGCCAAATGTAACCACTGATCGATTGCTTAATGGATTGGCCAGAGGTACCAATCTTAATTGTTCGATTTGTTTTGGCAACAAACTTACAGATATAGTCGATGTCATACCTCGTAATACTGTAGAAGCGGACAACTTGTTAACAGTGATTGTAGGTGTAACAGTACGTAATGTTTCAAATTGTTTTGGTAATGTGGTAACCACTGGAACATTAAACACTTCAGTATTTGATGCTGGTAGTTTTGCTTTGACTATTACACTACTTGTCAATGTGGTACGATCAGCACGTACAACAATGGCTTCTGTTAATTTGTTTACTGTGATAGTATTTCTATCACTGCGTAATACTTCAATCTGTTTTGGTAAATTAATTACCTTAAACGCATATGAATCGTATGGCAGAGATTTAACAACTTCAAATTGTTTTGGTAATACATTTACAGATATAGGTGTAACAGAACGAACCGCAATTGATCGACTTAATTTACCAAGGGTCGGGGCAAAAAATACTTCGGTATTATAATATTTTTGACCTATAGCTAATTTAGAATTGTTAATATTACCAAAAGTAGTATTTATATCATACGAAGAAACTATACTTGCCGCAAAATTTCCAGCTGTTTGCCACTTATCTTTTCTGTAACCTGGTGCTATATTAAAATAATATAAATTTTGTATAGGTGTTACTGGATTTGTGCCAGGATTTACAAATATAGGCGTGTATACCGTAGAAGTTGTGGTACTTGTATTGGCTTTACCGATAACTATCGTATTAGAAGAACCCGAAATTACAGATGACCATCTAGTCATAGTAAACGCTATTGTGGTTGTAAGATCTGAATCCAAAGATGTCATACCAGCGGCAAAATTACCAGCTGTCTGCCATTTGTCTTTTCTTAATCCAGGTGCTAGATTGCTATAATAATAATTTTGAATGGCAGAAGTTGGGGAGGTAGTTATATTGACAACAGTTGCGGTGTACACCACTGTTGATGTACCAGTTGTAGCAGTACGAGGTATAACAATTGTGTTTGTTGTTGTGTTGCCTAATACTGTTGACCATCCAGTCATGGTGAACGCTATTGTGGTTGTAAGATCTGAATCCAAAGATGTCATGCCGGCAGCAAAGTTAAATGGGTTTTGCCATTCATCTCTACGTTTACCTGAAGCTAAATTAAAATAATATAAATTCTGAATGGCAGAAGTTGGAGCGGTAGTAGGAGTAACAATGGTTGCTGTATAAACTATAGTTGCAGTACCAGTTGTGGCAGTACGCGGTATAACAATTGTGTTTGTTGTTGTGTTACCTAATAACGTTGACCAATTGGTCATTGTAAACGATGGATTTACTGTAAGATCTGAATCCAAAGATGTCATACCAGCCGCAAAATTACCAGCTGTTTGCCATTTGTCTTTTCTTAATCCAGGTACTAAAATACTATAATAATAATTTTGAATAGCAGAAGTCGGAGCAGTAGTGGGATTTACAAATATAGGAACAAATGTAGTCGTAGTATTTCCGAGAGAAGTACCGGTGGTAACAACACTCACAAACGGCGTAGCGGTATTGTATACCGCAGTTGTATTAGTTGGTGTAAAATTATTTGTACTAGAATCAACAAGATATGAAGTTGAAGATGTTACATCCAGTAACAAAGAAGTTCCACTTAATTGTTGTAACTGTGTTGATGGAGGTGTGAAATTTCCAAAAATAGGATAAATCAAACTGCCTGTTGTTAATCGAATATTTGTTACATAGGCATTTAGTGTACTGTATGTTGAATTTTGATTAGTACCTGTGCTATAATTACCAATCACTGTTTGTACTGAGCTATTACCAGCCCATGTAACCGAACCAATCTGCGCACTGGTCTGTCCATTCAAATACATTTTAGATATACCAGCTCTATAGGTAATTGCCAAATGAGTCCAAGTATTCAGTGTTAATTGAGCACTTACAGATGTTAATGTAAAAGCACCCCCAGCTCTAACAGACGAGTTGTATGCGGTAAAACTTACTATACCATTATTATCATATGTTAATTGAAAATTTTGATTGTTACTAACACCATCATCTTGCATCAATAAGAAATTATAGTTGTTAAATGACAGTGGATATACAAATAATTCAATTGTCCAAAACGATGATGAAAATAAATTAAGTTGGGCCGATCCAGGAATTGTTACATAGGATGATGTACTATTAAAATACAAACTTCCTGGAGAATATGTATAAGCAGGTGTTGCTACATAGGCCGTGACCTTATTTGTAGAATTAGGTATCACCGATGTCCAACTATCCATCGAAAGTAAATTGGTATTTGTAAATGTTCTATCTAAATTTACTACTCCGCTGGCCAGATTAATAGGTTTTTGCCACTCATCTTTTCTAGCGCCCGGTGCTATTGTGAAATATTTAAAATTATCCCTAGGAGTTGTTGGAGAGCCAACAACTGATACATTGTTCTGTAGGTATACCGGAGCACCAGTTTCAATTGTAAGATTGTATGTTGGAAGTGTCCAAGAAGGTTTGGCAATCGATACACTATTGTTTCCAACGGCTACTATTGTGGCATAATACACCGTTTGATTACTATTATAATTGATCTTAATTGTTGATCCTACAGTAAACGGATTATAAATGTTATTTGTATTTTGTACTGTATTTAAATTTATAAAAGAATAATAAAATGTTAATATGGTAGCCGGGGTAGATTTTACTGTTAAAAAATCTGATGTAATACTATAGCCCAAATAATTGTTAACTTCTGTAGTTGATGTTGTAACAATAGATGAACTTTGTGTGATAACTTGATATTGATAATCTCCAGAGTTAGTTCCTTGATTAAAAAACTCTAATTTATTTGTGGCAGTAAAAGAAGATCGATCAGCACGTACAACAATAGATGGCGTTAATTTATTTACAGTTATTATAGGAGTAACGCCGCGCACTACAATTGGAGTTGTTAATTTGTTCAATGATATTTTAGTACTATCGCTACGCAATACTTCAAACTGTTTTGGTAATAATGAAATGTTAGGTGTAAAAAATACAGCACCAATACTTGGATATTTTATTTTATTGATTAAGTTTGTATTAGTAAAAGTAGGTTGAACTCCTCGTACTACAATTGCTTCACTTAATTTGTTAAATGTTATCAAAGGCGTAACAGCACGAATCACTTCAATTTGTTTTGGTAATTGACTTGTTGATAGTACAGGAGTAACACCGCGCACTACAATTGGAGTTGTTAATTTGTTCAATGATATTTTAGTACTATCGCTACGCAATACTTCAAACTGTTTTGGTAATAATGAAAT